ATTCCAACCTTCATTAGTACCAGAAACAATCTGGTCTGCCTGGGCAAAATTAATATTTTGGAATACATGGTTTCTCAAAGTAGATGGGAGCGTTTCTACCCGTCCAGAGTAAGCATAAAACTTATCATGCCCCATCCAGTAAGCCAAGTTATTAACTACAGACACGGCTCTTGGGCTAATAATCGAGATGTTATCGGCAAGCTCTTGGAGGCTAAATACATCTGCCGTGCCTAAAAACTGTAAGGAATTAAGCGTTCCCTCGGTATAAACCAGAATTTCTTGGCGAGTTGTTATAGCACAAACAATTCTTGAGCCACGAGAAAGCCGTAAGAAGCCTGCTGAATTAGTAGTTAGGGGGGTCCAGACATTAGGCTGATCTTGGGTAGCCCAGCGGATTAATAATGGGTCAAAGTCTCCACCGCCATAGGGGGTCGCACCAAAGGCTAACAGGTGTTTATCGTTCTGAGACACCAAAATCTCAGTGGCTTCTGCTGGAACATCTGCTGGGGCTATGCCATTAATGGTTGTAGCCGACAATAATGCAGCACGGGAAGTTACGCCAGCAGAACGCTCCCAGTAATAAATTGGACCATTACGGATATTCATCGCAAGGTCATCATCAAAGTTATTAAAGAACCAATCCCGCTGAGGGAGAAGCACTGGGTCAACCGCACCCGAACCCCATCCTAACCGACCCCATGTGCCAGCGCCCCAGCCATATCCATAGGTCGTGATGTCATACCCGATATCAATATCGTATTTAGCCGTGACCGTAGCCCCACCGTTGCCAGTATCAGAGCCGTTAGCGTTTACACCTACGTCTATCGTATAGACTTTAGAAGTCGTGTTAACGGTCAAAATTTCATAGCCAAAGGCTTTATTTAAAACATCTGCCGTAATATTCCCGCCAAGACTAGACGCACCCGAATAGGTTACGTAGTTTCCTACCTCTGGGTTATAAGCCGTATCGGTCGAATAAGATACAGAAAGCACTGATAAGCCTGACGTGGCGGTAAACGGACCAGCAGAAGCCCCCAAAGTCGTGGAGGTGTGCTGTAAAGGGGTAATGTCATAGACTTCTGTACCAGCCTCTAGATAGACCTTTTTGCTAGTCCCCATGGCAAGGTAATTATCCCCTGCCGTTGTAATCCAGTTAAACATCTGACGGCATACCCCAATTAGGGTAAATGTACCGTACTGTAACCAACCACCTATTTTTTGGGGATAGCCTGAACGAAAGCGAATTTTATCGCACTCGTACCAACCGCCTTCCCCAGAATAATTAGTTTGATCTCTACTTACTCCTGGTTTGAACTGTAATTTTTGGAGTGGCACTTTTACACCTCACACCTGTTATTTTTAGAACGATTTTCAGCTCTTGGTATTACTTGTAAATTATAAGGTGTATGAAGACCAGAAACTAACTTACCTTGCAATGGTATTACATGATCTACTTCCCAAGGAAACCCAAATAATTTAGTTCGTAAAATCGCAAGCTCATAGGCTTCTTCAATCATCCACAAATCGTTATTGGTCAGCCATTTAGGAGTACGTTGTAGTTTCGCTGCTTGTCTTTTGCGAGTTTTAGCATTGACTTTGTGTTTATTTATAATTCTGTATTCTTTAAAATACTCAGGATTATTCTGACGATACTGATCTCTATAGGCAGTCTGCTGTTGCTTGTTGGCTGTATGCCAATTCTTCATGTATTCTTTGTGTTGCTCAACCGTTCTGGCACGATATTCCTTTTTATAGACTAATTCTTCAGATTTAAATTCTGGATTAGCTCTGTTTTTAACTTTGCGTGCTATGTTGTCTGCCTTATGACAAGAAATGCAAAATGTATTTAACCCGTCTTTCATGCGTTTATTTGCATAAAAGTCTGTCAACAGTTTGTTAATTTTGCACTTGCAGCATTGTTTCATGGTTTACCCTAAGATAAAAATAAGGCACGTTCATCATTTCTGCGGGTTACTAACCCTCTCAGTACTTTACCGCCAGCCATCGTATACTTCAAGAACTCTTCCGCCGCCCCTTCCATATCGCCACGAATAACCTTCTGACGGAGGGTTGAGCGCTGTAGTGTTCCAAGCCCAAGATTAAAGCTAAAGCTAACAAGAGCATCGAACTGACCTTGAGTGAGCTTGACAGGACAGAAGCGTTCAACACCTCGTTCAAAGCGGTTAAGATCATCCCGAAGAATGCCATCGACTTCCTCCATAGAGAATGTGCGGTTGTCTCGTTCTTCTAGTGGGTAGGCGTCTCGTTCTTCCATCTTTAACTGAGCCTGGCGTGGATAAAGCACATGACCCACCCCAACCGTATGTAACTTAGCGGGACAGCGATAGGGACGCTGGCGAACACCTTCGTGATGTTTAATCATCTTGATGGCTTTATCGCTTACTTTCATTTACGGAAGGCTTGAGTTCCAAACCAGAAGGCAATAATAGAAGCCAAAATCTGCATCTCTTGATCGTCAAAAATCATAGTTACCGACTCGGCAAAAGCGGCTCCAGTAGACCATGCCCACCAGATAGACGAGATGTCCACCACGATTAATAGGAAGACAAACAGATAAGTCACCATCGGACGAACCGAGGCACGTAGGTTAATAACCCACTGGGAAGCACCTTTGCCAATCTCAATGTCATGCTGGTACATAGCCGTGCGTTCTTGGGACTTGTCTTGGAAGAAGTCTAGGAGCTTTGGTAATCCCCCCATCAGGAAGGACAGTGCGGTAGATATTAGTGTAAGCATTATTGCTTAGACCCCCATACTATGTAATAAGCAATCCAAGCAGCTACCAAAAAGCACCAGAACTGCACCCATTTAACCTTTGCCAACTCCGCATCGAAAAACTCTTTGTCCGCCTTCTCTAGTTTCTCAATCTCGGCTTTAATCTGTATAACCTTTTCCCACTCTTTCGTGCCATGCTGCTTTATAAAATCAACCCTCAATTTGTACTCTTCATCCGTAATTTTCTTGCGGTGACGGTACTCCTCAAGGGCTTTGTATATTGCACGTTCTTTCTTTAGCTCGGCTTCTCTGCGCTCCCGTATCTTTTGGTTTGCCTTCTGCCTTGCTAAATCTACTGCCTCCTTCTGAACATCCTCGATGTTCTTACCAATCTCTTTGCCAGCATCTCGACCAACCTTAATTCCTTCGCTAATGCCTTTAGCGCCAGCCGATAACCCCAGTTCGTCTGCCATATCTCAATTTAAAACACCTCTCCGCCAGCGGCAGGAACGGACGTAGCATGAATGGATATATGCTGTTTGAGGTTAAGGGGAGTCCCACAGTCGGAGCAAGTGTCTGCGGTCAACTCCGCCTCATCTAAGTCATATCCACACGCTGCGCACACAATCTCAACCTCGTGTCTAGGCTGTACTTGCCCATCAACTAGTTGAGCTTCGTATACGGCTTTCATGCTTTGGGCCAGTTTGCCTTGATTGCAGCTAAGGCATCAACGTCAGCAGCACCAGCAATCGCTGCTTCTAAACGGTCAGCTTCAGCAACTACGGCTGCACGATAGGCGGTTACGCTTGCAGGGACATCCACATTACGCTCAACCTTGCGAATAATCATCCAGTCAGTCGATGCCAAGAGTGAACCAGCGGCAGCTTTAACTGCGGCAGTCTCGGTAGACTTTAGACCTTTGGTCACTAGACGCTCGGTGGTGTTAACCATGCCGCCTTGACCGTTGTTAGCGGTTGGGTCGTACTCTTGAACATAAAGTGGGTTGCCATTCTCGTCAGACTCTTCACGGTCATCAAGCAATTTAGCCGTGCCAGAATAAGTCGCTTCTACGGTGCTGTTGGTTTCATTCACACGATAGGTAGGACCAGATACCCAGTAATACTTATCGTCAGGGCGTGCGCCATGAATGATTTCCCAAACGCCAGCTTCTAGCTTCTCGGCAGGGGTTGAAGAACGCAAAAACGAACCTGAATAGGTCTTAGTTCCTACGGTGAACGGTACATCTAAGGGGACAATCTGTACTACTTGTCCGTTTTGTACTACTGCAAAGTTACTCATGTTATTTGCTCCTGTAAAAAATTGTTAGCGGGCGAGTGAGAATTTAATCAAATAATCTTTTGCTTTTTCAAGCAAGTCTATGTTGTCGTAAAAAAGACCTAAAGCTCTATTGCATTTGCCACAAAGCAATCCTCTTACACGACCTTCGCTATGACAATGGTCTATAGCTAATCTTCTGCCTTCAACTTCATCTTCATTGCCACAAATAGCACATTTATAATTTTGTGCTTTTAACATAGCGTCATATTCAGATAATGTAATTCCATATTGTCTACGAATAATCCCATCTCGCCTATCTTCAAATAGCTTATTGTGTGGCTTAAAGTATTCGCAAGACATAGAACTGTTATTTCTTTGTATTTCTCTGCCTGTTTGAATATGCTCTTTACCACATGATTTACATTGAATAGCCCATTTATTAGGTGCATCAGGTCTAACAACTATTCCATAGTCGTTTTCAAACCCAAGCAAATCTATTCTAGGCTTTCTTGTTCTCATCATCTAGCCAAGCTGAATTTAAAAGGCGATTCTGCGAATGCTGCGTAGATGTAGGTAGTTCCTGAGCCATTGTATCCAGTAGATGTGCTTCTTAGCTTAAATCCATTAGATAAAAAATCCCAGTAATACACGCCTGAGCCAGATTCTGCGCCACTCGTATTTGGAAATAAAACTAAATCGGCTGCATTGTAAGGATTTCTAGTTGTATCTTCTAACCACCAATCCCCAGTAGTGCTGCTAGCTTTAATTAATACATATTTAGGTCTAAACCCAGTAAACACAAA